CACCCATACCAAGATCCCAAGCAACAAAAGACTTGCAAAGGTCATCCCGGTCAATAGTCGTGATCCTAGACTTGGCTTCGAGATCGTTAATAATCTGCCCAAAATAGCTCCCTTCCACGGCGGCACTAAAGGAACATTCAAATTCTTGCAAATACTTGTCTTCGCCCATCTCCTTACGAGCAGCCCAGAGTTCTTTCTCGTTAAGAATCTTTGTTTCGCTGGCTCTGAACTCAAGTAATGCCCAGCCCTCTGCTGTCTGTGCCCTATCCCTAAAGTCAGCAAAGTGATTCTTACCTTTAGGCGTACCAATAAAGAGACACCATGTAGGAGCCTCGTCAGTGTTGCGGTCTGCTAACGCTGGCCTGATGACCTCGTTCCAGATCTTAGGATTCTGATCTCCGATCTCATCCAAGACCACACCATCAAAGTACTGACCGCGGAGAGAGTCAGCGTTATCAGAACCATAAAGACTAATCCGTCTTCCCCAGAAGTCAACCCGTAGCTCCGAGATGTTTGCAGTAGCTCCCAGAGGACGAGTGAACTCCAGCAGATAGTCCCAAGCGACACGCTTAGACTGAGCGTATGTAGGAGCAATATAGGCGAACCGAGGATTAGGTTTCTTACACTCAATTGCAGCCTTTATCAGATGGTTGATAGCGCTTACAGTCTTGCCCATACGACGATGAGCCACTACCACCGTAAACCTGTGGTTATCTACTGCCTCATGGATCTTTAGCTGCTGATCCCTTGGCTTATAAGCAATCTCGATTACTTCTGCCATGTAACTACGTGCTGCTGAGGAGCGCCATCAAGTCCAGTTACCTCAGTCCTAGCCAGCTTAGGGATATGGTACTCAGAGAGCTTCTGGATAATGTCCAATGCCTTATGAGGATCTTTATCAGCCACCTCATTAAGCCATCTATCCATGTTAGGAGCATTGCGCTCTAATAGCTCTGCAATAGCCTCTCTGACCTTGCTAGTAGACTTATTAGGCATTCCTTTAGGTCTACCCGGCCCTGCTAGTCCTTTGCCGATTTCTGGCGTTTTAAAATCGTTATCTGTTTCCATTTTTGCATTACCTCTCAGGTGTCATGCGCCGTAAATACCCTCGTATATATCCGGTCTGTTAGCCTTTATCCACTCTCGTGGTTCTTCATGGCATTTCTCAAAGTCTGTTCCTACTGTCTGGCTTCCTGCGTGATGAACATAAGCCCTTGATACGAAATGCTCAAACCCTGCTTTTTGCAGGTCATGGCATATTATATTATCGGAATACCAATTCGTGCTAGGGAACTTAGCCGCGTCCCATGCCTTCTTGCTAATGGTAGCAAATATTGGTGCTATGACTCCTGTAGGCTTAATGTAGAACTCGCTTTCCCACTTTAATCCTGTTCGTTGATCCTCGTTTACCGGAAACCTAATGTTCTGGTCAGGCAATACATAGTCCGATCTAGCACCCAAGAATCCGACATTTACGCCGTTTGATTCCAGAATTTCCGAATCATTCCTCATCACATCTATAGCACTAGGTGTTATAACAACATCGTCGTTAGACACAATGACTGAGTTATAACGTCCATGCTCGAAGGCATAATCTATTGCCGTATTGTAAGCATCGCCAAAGTTAGTAGCCTGATTCGGCCTCCAGACCAAGTTAGGCAAGATACTCTTAGCCTTGTGCCAAAGATCTAAACTGTTACCAAATAGGTATACAGGCATCGTAGGCGCATAGACTCTAATGCTTTCAAGCAATATCGTTACGCCGGGATTTTTTACCGTACAGATAACTATAGCTTGCACAATGTCACCTTCATTGAGTCTACAGCTCGTGGAGTTCTCAGGATTTCCTCATCAGAAACGGCTGTCTTAGACATTTCTGAGCCTAATTCAGACAACTTAAACTGAAGCTCTGCCAACCTAAAGCCAGATTCCCAGCCTAAATACCAGCACCACTCGGTATAGTACAGCCAGCTATTCTCGTTAAAAGCACGTACGTGCGTAGGATCTTGCCATGCACCTAGACTTAATTCATACGGCACAGATATAACAAACTCACCACCGACTTTAAGTAAGTCTCGGCAGTTCCTCATGGCGCTAATTAAATCAGGAATATGCTCTAAAACGTCATTTGCGACGATTTTTTCAAACATCTCCGGCTTAATCTTGATCTGTCCGAACCGGGTATCTATTAACTCACCCCATCGAACCTTAGATATGTCGCATACCCAGTCAGGATTTACTCTAGCCTGAATATCCGAATTAAAGCAGTCTTCTCTCCAGTCCTTACCGGAACCTAGATTAAGCGTCTTTGGCAGCAATTAAAGCCTCTATGTCGTTAGAGCAAAGCAGTGGGAGTAATTCGTTGATACGGCTCTCAGGCAAATCCCACCAAGGATTTTTAAGGAGTCTTTCTATCTGGTCTTCAGTAAACCGTAACTTCACTACTTTGGCAGGGTTGCCACCAACAATTGAATAGGGAGGCACATCTTTAACCACAACAGACTTAGCTGATATGACAGCACCATCACCAATGTTAACGCCTGAGAATATAGTAACGCCTGATCCTATCCAGACATCATGCCCAATGACAACATTGCCCTTAGTTGCTGGATGACCTCTGCCATGCCAAGGAAATGCCTCTTTATTGATGTGACCAAACGGATAAGTAGTTACCCAATCTGTTCTATGATTACCGCCAAGGAATATCTCAACATTGTCCGCAATAGAACAAAAAGCACCGATTAATACATCAGTGCCTTCTCCCCACTCCCTAACGTGAATGTTCTTAACCCCGTAGGTATGCTTCATTACTTTTTCTTATTTCTAGCGGAAATAGCTGCTGCTTTCTTCTTGGCATCTGCCTTACTGCTAGCACCCCATGCCTTCAAGGATAGCAGTAGGCGCGTAGGCTCACCGTTAGGCTTCTTCTCTGGCCCCGGCATATTGCCCATACGAGCTAGGAAACTAGCCCTTCTAGGATTGTCTCCTGACTTAACTGGAGCCTTCAGGTCAGAGCCGGGATTAGCAGCCTCATAAGACTTACGGCCTTTCTCATTAAGACCGCCCTTAGGATTCTTGCCAGCCTTCTTAGTCCAAGCCGCTGCCATTATTCTTCTTCCTCGTCTTCTTCTTCGTCATACTCCATCTTTGCCATTTTTAGCATCGTTTTTTGCTTGTTGGTCATAGCCTCAGTAATTCTTCCACCTACCAGCCAAGCAGAACAAGTACGATCAGCAGCACACTTGAACTCGAAAAGCTCACAGTAGCCTAGATCAGCCTCATCTACGACCTCATTGGCATAAGTCTCAGCGTCTGATTCCTCACCCTGAATGCCCTTGATAATACATTCCATCATCTCAGGAGTCTGAATAAATGCAGCACAGTTACCGCAGCGCATTGTCTGTGCATTGTCTGGAGTCGTAGCCCATTCCTCAGCACGTTTATCCCAGAAGTCTTCAGGTTCCTCTGGGTTAGCTGGGCCATAGCCTACATTCTTAAATGCCCAATCCCGATTCTTCAGGTTAAGCTGGATGTCTGAACAGACTTTAGGACAGGTCTTCATTTCTTCTTACCTTTGGCTGTTTTAGCTGCTTGCTTAAAGTCAGCCTTAGTAGGAGCGCCCTTAGTTCCCGGCTTACGCATCTTCTCACCAGAACCCTCAGCTATGCGCTTACGCTTGGCTGCGATATTACTGTAGAGACCGGGCTTCATTTGTATCCTCGTTAATAGATTCAAGAACAACATCTAAAGGATTTTTTTCGTTGTTAATGCCTTTTTTATTCAACCAATGAACATAAGACACTAAAAAATCAAATGAATCCTTATCTGCTTTATTACCCCTTCCGGGGCGAATTTCATCCCAAGCAAATACAGCATGGGCTTGACGATTTTTTATTTTTAAATATGGCTCAATATCTGACAAAAAATTAACAGCCTTTGCCCAAGAAATTCTCCAATAATAACCTTGTTTCCAGTTGTCTTTTCTTAATGAAAGCGGTTTTATATCACCACCCCATTTTTCTTTAAATTCATTAAGAATTTCTAAATTTGTATTTGTTACAAGTACTCTAGGAAATATTGATGTCCGTGTTTTTGCGAATCCTATACATCCTTCGCCATCAACAAATCCAGCAGCATATTGTAT